CAAGTCGTAGTCTATTCTTTTTCTAGTGTCTTGGTAATGGTTTTCATCAAAGATTGTATTAATAGCTTCTTCTTCAGCAATCTCAATAGCAGGCTTGTAATGTATTTGCATGAATAATGATAGCTCTTCGTCTGTTTTTGGAAGTTCTTCAGGATTCATAACAAATGGATTCATTCCTGTTTTTTGTTGAATTACTTCAAGATTGTCTTTGGCTAACATTTGACCTTCAACCATGTCTTGATATCTACTTCTTTTTTGTTGCGACATTGCGTCTTGAGAATATGCCTTAACTTTAAATAGTCTATCTGACATACCATTAACTACAATATCTACAAACTTTGGAAGAATAGGAACAGGTGTCCAATCTAAATTTAAGTAAGATAAGTCGCCATCAATCGCTAATTCATTTTTGTATTTTGCAATAGACTGTTCTCCACGAGCATACAATCTGAGTCTATGGAAATCTCTCCATTGATTATAAAATCTACAAGACCCGCCATCCTTTCTAAACCATTCATATTGAATAGCTTGTCCAACTTGAAGGCCAAATTTTTCTGTTGCTTTTTCGCTGTCTGTTGCTAACTGACTTGGGAATGAAGCAGATGTTATGTCTATTATCGTATCTTTCATTCAATTAATTGACTTATATTTCCATCATTACTATATCTTGCAAAGTTAATGCTAATTTTTGATTCTTTTTTCTCCGGTATATATATATGTTTTTGATTAGCCATTATAGCTAATCCCGAGCTAATTGAAGCGTCAAACTTAGTTCTATCGTTTATATCAAATTTAGCCCAATCCTCTAATGTTCTTGTAAAAGGCATTGTACCTATTTCATCTGAATCCCTGTAGTTTCCTGCTAAGTCCATTCCTATAAACTTCTCTATATATGATTCAATAGCAGACGCGTGTGATTGCTTTACATCTTCAGATGAGTTTGGTATACCACCAAGTTCACGTTCTGTCTTAGATAACTTATTGTATAACTTATCAGGTCTGTTTAAACAAAATCCTCTATATCCTCTATTTTTAAAATGATATAGTAGCCTTGGTTTATTGTTTTCTATTAGTATAGGCATACCGTAAAAAATACAAGCCATTAGTACTTCCTCAAAAAATATCTCCGCAGTTTGCGGTCTTGCAATATACTCTAAAAAAAATTCATTTACAGGAGCTTCATCCATATGGAATTTTGTCATGCCATGTAAAGAACCGTTTGAACCTCTACCACCTACTACAGCAGATATGTCATATGAGTCACATCCAAATGACCCTATATGTTCATTGCCGGGATGAGCAGTGCCATTTCTATTATATACATTATTCTGTATTGATTTACTTGGAATCCAACTCACGGAAAATCTACCCCTTGAATCAGGTGTCCATATAACTTTTGAGTCTTGTATACCATCTCTCCAATGAAAGCTACCACGAGTGGTATGGTGTTCTCTTATTGTTGAATCATTGTAATCAATTTGTTGATATATCTTTGTTAGATTAAATATCGATTGTTTACTTTCATCTCTAAAAGCGTGAGATTCTGTTCTTGGAAACTGACGGTAAAATTCATTTAATGCGTCAGCATCACCCTTTAACGAATCAACTTCAGCCTCCCAATAGTCAATAGCACCATTCTTTATTAATGTCTTGTCTACTCCTAGTATTGGTTCTTCAGGAGCATTAAATACAGGCATACCATATAAGTCAATGAACCCTTCCATATTCCATTCCATAGGAATAAACAATGAGTATAGTCCACTTTTAGTTTGCCCATTTGCATTTCTATGTAGTACCGAAGAATCTTCATAGATATCTTTAAAGTTACTACCACCTTTTGATAAAGCATTTGAGGTTGAACCCATCATGCACTTACCAATAATCTTAGAACCCAATCTAAGACAAGTTTTAGTTACTCGCCAATTTTCTTTAATGTTGTTTGGTCGTAGCCATTTTCCACTCTCGTCATGAGCTAAGAACAATAGCTTTTCTCCGTCATAAGAGTTGTCTTCTGTATTCTTCCAATCTATTGATGTATCTAACCCCTCAATTGTATCTTCCTCAGAATTATACATGTTCTTTTTTGTAATCTTTGATGCAGGTATACGGAAAGACAACTCAGTTTTTGGTTTGTCCATACCATCCATAATAGGCTTAAAGAAAAATGGAAGTCTACTATTAATTGGAACAACTTTGTCTGTAAACATTTTCTTAGCATCCGCTCCTGTTTTAGATAGTATTCCAACCCTTGAATCTCTTGCAAGAGTTCCGACATTTATACATTCAGAAGATGCCATAAAAGAAAATCCTGAACGTCTTATCTTTAGGTATATCATTCCAAACGACCTATTGTCAGCACGACACGCTTCCCAATAAATCCAATATATTCTATTTGCTTCTCGAAAGTCAGGATATCCAACATCAATACTTGCCCATTGTAAATACATATAATGAGAACCTGTAATATACGTTGGCTCTCCATTATTCATAAACCAAAAGCCACGCTCTCTATAATCAAATTCATTCTCAATGTAATCTACCAATCTATCTTTAAATTGTGACGGCATTTCATTCCAATGGAAAATTGATTGTATCTTTGACAGCTCTCTTGGTAAGTCTTCTCTCTGCCAATACTGTTCAGATTTTTTATCGCTTCTTTTATATACCTTCTCGGGAACAGGAGGGAGTCCTATATTTAACCCTGATATATTTACTATTTGACCTACCTGTCCATTTTTAGATATAACAACTATGTCGTACTTGTCATCATAGCCATATATCCAAGACCTTGCCCTATTTTTATTGGACAGTATAGATGGTGATACAAAATCTTTTTGTATACTATATAAGTTATTTTGAACGTCTTTCCGCAAACCCTTGTTTAGTATCTGTTTTACTTATTCCCTTTTCTAAATGCTCAAGACTTTCTCTTTCTAGTTCTATTCTATTTAGTATCTCAAAGGCATCAAATATTGCTAACTTTTTTGTCATAGCAGCGTTCTTTAATCTATCTGCAGCCAACTCGTCATCAGAATCTTTTTTAATAATATTTTCTTCTGCTACTTTTATTAATTGCTCAACTGCCTTATGACCTGCTGCAATAATTTTTAGTTTTATTTCTTTTGTGTCCATTATATTTGTTTTAAAAATATAACTTGAATTAATCTTGCTGATTCTTCATCTCCAAAGTTCTCTAATATATTCCTTGAGTGTGGAGATTCCGAACTAAAAGCAATCATTCTATTAAACTTAGAATACAATACAAACAATGGGTTTTTATCTTCATCATATATTGTAGTGCCGTCTTCATTTGGCTTCTCTTTATTTAAGTACAATATACAAGTTATATCTCCCATCATTTCATCTGTATGTATGAAATTGGGTTCTTCTTGATTTAATGGTGACTTTCTAACAAAGTTCCAATTAACTGCATATCCCGGAAAAGCTGAAAGCATATACTTTGCAAACTCGTCATCAGGATTTCTGAATTGAATATTCTTAAATTTATTTTCTCCTGCATCCTCAATATCCCTAAACTCATTGTTCTTTATTTGCTCAAGGTATTCATTTGGATTTTTAATTACATTGTCTAAAGTTAATAAATGCATATTAATTTAATTTCATTGTTATTTGATTGTCTATTATCCTGTACATTTTTATATCGTCAATAGTAAACTCATATTCGCTGTCGGGAGAAAAACATACTGTATCTCCCTTGTTTATTCCTTTACTAATTAAATAATCATTTGGATATAGCATCTCACCCATTAAAGGCTCATCACTAAATGGTTTCTTTATATAAGAGTCAATAGCATCTATTGGCTTAACAAAACAATACTTGTCGTAAGAATACCATGTATCACCCTTTTTATACATATAGAATTGGTCGGGTTCAATAAAGAACTTGTCGTCTTTAAAAAAACTCTTTCCGCTTTTTTGATTTCCCTTCATGTCATAATAGTACTTAAATACATTATGATGAACAAGCAATGTGTCGCCTGAAGATATTGGACCTTTATAACCTAATGGAACTTCTATTACCTTAGCAAATCTATTTGAAGATATATAGTCTTCCTCAGATGTACTTGTAATAATTTCTAGTCCACTGATGGTTTTTGTATTGTTGTACCTCTTATTTATTAAAGATTCAACAATAAAATAAAATGGGGATTTCATTAATAAAATATATTGTATTCAATAGAGATTGGAATAGTTTGTGTAAATTCTTTCCATAAAAGAATCTCATTTAATTCGTTTATGATGAATATTTTTATAGATTGAGTAAAGTCTTCAAGTTTAATTAGATGTATTTCATATGTGTCACCTAAAACTTTTTGTCCTACAATGTAATGCATTGCGCCCCCTTTATAGTCAGGCCCAACAGAAATTTTTCTTATTTCCATTAAACTTGATTTAATGTAACAATAATACTTGGACTTACAGGATGAACTGCAGTTGCCGGACTAGTTATCATTGTAATGTTAGTAGAGGTAGCAGTCCACATAAGATAAATATAATCACCTGCATTTAGTGCAATAAAATAATTCCAAGCAGCCATAACAAAACTTGAATTTGATTGAAGCTGAACTTTTCCTGTTGTATCAGCAACGTTGAATGCTGCAGTCGCACCATTTTTACGCAACCAAAAATCTACTGTCTGTGCTGAGCCTGCCGAGTTTGCTAACTGAGCTGAAAATAATAAATTATAAACACCTGTATTAGCTACGGTAATTCTTGTCAAGTTAGTTCCATCAGTTACAACAGAAATTCCATTAGTAGCAGATGTATCTGTTGAATTAAGTCTAACAGGCACTGCTACGTTTGCTCCTCCTGTTAAAGTCTGAGTAAAATTATCGTAGAAAGAACCTTTGTATAGATTTAATGTTGATGGTGCAAGACTTAATATATCGCTAATTAAGAAATTTTTAGTTTCATTATTTGAAGTTACATCAGTACCAATTAACTTATCGTTCGGTGTAGGTGTTGATAAAACTGAATATGTACTTATTTTTCCCATTTTGCTTTATTGTTTTTTAGTTATTTCTCCTGTCTCAATGTTTATTACAGCATCTTCTCCGTATTTTTCCATTAGTATTTTTTCGTGTTTTGAGAACACATCCTTAATACTGTCTATGTATTTTATTAAGCTTTGTTTCTGTAATTCTAAATCACCGAGATTCATTTTTGCTTTAGAAAAATCAGAGTTCATTTCTTTAATGTTCTTTAATTCTTCTTCTGTTGCAAAAATAATGTCTTGAATATTATTGTCTTTCATTTTATTTAATTTAAGTTAGTTACAAATGTAATACTTTTTTAATAAATATTTTCCAAAGCAATGAAATTAATACTCCTACTAAAACTCCAAACCAAAATAAATTCTTTTTTGGTTGATTTTTTTTACCTTCTGCCTTAGCTTGAGCCTTCTCAACTATCCTGTCTTTGTATATAGTTTTAACCTTTAACTTGTACTCTATTCTCTTCTCCTGCCTAGTCTTAGGAACATAGACAGTATTGTATTTAATAATGGTATCTTTAGTTGTAATAAACTTCTCCCATACTATAGTGTCATTAATAATAACGGGAATGCTATCTAATGTTGTTATCCTTATAGTATCTCCTGTCTGCTCACAGGTATAGCCTTTCTTAATTGCTTTGTTTAAATGGTACTGTGCAGAGCAACCATACAACACAAATAATAATAATAATAATATTCTAAACATGTTTTATTTTTTAAAGAAATTATTTGATTTATCACTTCTGTTTTTAGATTGCGATTGAGGTACTGTTTTGTTTTTAGAAACATGCGCATTGTCGATACCATCGTGGTTGCCACTTGTACCATTTTTTCTATTAATGCGCTCTAAGTCTCTTCGGTATTTTCTACGCTCTTCAGTGTCATGATACTTCATATCATACTTCACCTTCTTTTTTCTTGCTTCAGGATGTTCTTGATAATACTTTGCTGTCTTTGACTTTCCTGTCTTTGTTCCTGCTAAATCATTTCTCATTTTCCTTGTCTTGAATAAGTTTTCTTATAATTTTTACTTGACTTCAATTTAGAAGTTTTGCTTTTTGCGTGTACGTTTGTACGCTTAACTTTAGGTTTAACCTTTTTTGTTATTTCTAGTTTTATCTTAGCCATTATTCTTTTATTTCAAAGTGCATCCAATCATAATTCTTTTCTCTACCCAAAGATATAAAGCCATGCTTGTAAAAAATATCTATCATTGCCTTATACTCAGGTCTTGCAAATCTTGCAGTCTTTGATGACTCCTTAAGTAGATTTCTTGCAGGATCTAAATCAATGGCTATTCCCCATGAGTGCATTGACAAAGCATTTCCACCCCTCATCTTCCTATAGTTAAAGCATCCACCGAATAAATCAATTCCTAACTCCTTAATCTTATCGTATCCATAGGTAGATAGTAGTTCATTGAATACAGCTGTGAAATTATCAGCTACTAACTTATGGCACATCATAGAGTTGACAGTGCTGTCCAAATCCCAAGCTATTCTCATTGGATATGGTAGCTTAATCTTCACTAAATATCCTGCACCTGTGATATTAGCTGTACCGTATTTTTTTGTTGCCTGTTGTGTTGTCATTTAATTTTATTTATGTCGTCTTTGATGTCCTTTGCTCTTGCAAACAACAACTTCATTGACTGCCATAGGTCTATCCCTTTTACTACTTTGTAGTTCTCATTAATAGACATTACCTCAATACTTGCCAATACCAACGCTACTACTTTAGTGAGCATAAATGGTACACTAAAGAATGTAAGTATGATGTCATTGAGTATGAATTGGTCTATTAAAAAGAACATAATAACTGTAATCTCATACAGTGCCAACTTACTTATAATGGATGATAGCTTTCTGCTAGTTATTTTCTCTTCTAATTTATTTGCTTTCCAAATTCCTGTAAAAGTATCAATACATATTAATACTCCTATCATTATGAGTATACCACTTATTGGTAAAAAGAATGCAAAGCATATAGATACAATTGTCAATAGTTCTTGTTGTATAGATATTAATAGTAGGGATAGTTGTGTTTTCATAAGTCTAATTCTTCAATAGCTTGAGTTAAGGTAAAAGTTAAATAAAAAAATAATGTTATACCGCCCAAAACAATGTAATTTTCTTGTCCTTGAAACATCATAAACATAGAAGTTATATAACCCGATATAAAATAAAGTGATGCTAAAATATTAGACTTCATTTTCTTCCGTATTTATAGGCATAGGAGGAATTTCTTCTTCCGTGTAATCAACGTTAAAATCATTTTTTAACTTATCAATAAACTCCTGCTTATCTTCAGTTATAAATGTTTCTTCAAGTCCTGTTGCCAAGAATTGGTCTTCTATTAATTCATCATAATAGAATATTACTTTGTCATTGTTGTAAACTATATAGTATCTCATATTAAAACCCTCCATCTGTTATTGTTAAATATTTGTTTTTATATTCTTAATTATGTCCTAAAAAAACGTGTTTTGGGTTGTTTACTTCTATTGAGTTACTTCCAAAATCTATGTCTTGCTCACACATCACATCGTAGTGATAACCGTCTGCGTAAATGGGTGCGGTGATTACTTCCATTCCTTCCATTACGGGAGGAGTTAGCATTATCTGACCTATCTCTACTACTGCGTGAATGCCCGTGCCGTAAGCTAAGGATGTAACATCATTGAAAGTAGTCTCTACATATACACCTTTTTTTCGTAGGTCTTTCATTGCAGTTTCTTTGTTCGTGTATTTTAGTTTTGCTATGTTCATCTTATAAAGTTGTTAGCGACATTAGTTGTGCGTTTGTAAGTATATTAGGAAATAAAACAACAGAATTAAAAGATACACTTTCTTGGTAACTAAAATAAGTTGTTATATCATTTAAAAATAATTCTGACTTTGTGCCATTAGCAGTATATGTGCTTGCACTTGTTGCTTGTAAAGTTCCGTTTACATACATTGCAAAGTCACCACTCTTATATCTAACAGCAACCTTAGTTCTTGTTGCATTTGCAAAAGCATTTGTTGAACTTAAATTTATACTATTAAAAGTTCCATTTCCTAAAAAGAAATCAAAGTTAAGCGTATTAGTCGCATTCATTTTATATAAAGTAAATGAAGAAATAGTACTTGGATCTTTATTTGTATTTAAAATATTAGCATGAGAATTTTGAATATTATTAACTACACCATCAAAGAAAATTGTCCCCTGCGTCTGCCCTATCAAACTACTAATCCCTGTCTTGCTAATCACATCAGCATTACGAGTAACTGTAGCTGCTGTTGTTGGAATATAGGATGTTGAGTATGAACCGAGTTCGAATTGAGCACCCCAAATAAAGCCCCCGCTTGTTCCATTTCCTGTAAAAACAGGTAGATTCTGAGCACCTAGAGTGTAGCCCGTAGATGGTAACATCATAGTGGTTACAGCTACGACAGTACTTGAAGTAATTACCGTTGCACTAACTTTGTACCAACCATTGCCCATTGAAGTAATGCTACTTGATGTTAAACCTGAAGAAGATACAATTGCTTGAGTAGATAGGTTATAAATAATATAAGGACTGTTTGTAACACCACCAAAACGAATATAGGCTTGTGTGTTTTCTGCTGACTTAAAATATATAGTAGCTGTATACGCTTGGAGGGCAATCGTTGTAAAAAGTTGATATATAATCTTAGCGCTACTAACAGCAGAAGGGATTACTTTATCAGCGGTTGTATTTCCATCAGGAGAAGTAGTTACATTAGGAGTTATAGTAGTATCGAAATATTGCCAATTAACATTATCAAGCTGCTCTGAATACAAAAATAAATTAGTCCTCTGCGGCTCTACCAATATACTTGGACAACTACCTAATGTATAATCTAAACGTGGAACATTAATAGCAACACTTTCTATAAGTCCTGCACTATTTACCCTTGTAGCTGTTGTTGCTCTTACAATATTCATATCGCCCAAAACTGTGTTTGGAATAACAGAATATAACTTGCTTGCCTTATAAGCGTTGGGTGTTACAATTAAACTTGCATCTGTTAATAAACTCATTATATATTATTTAAAAGTGTTAATTGAGCTAGTATACAAGGTTCAGCCTCGAACACACCTCCATCAGCTAATACCCTTGTCTTAAAAGAATCAACAATGCTAGTAACTACATCCCCCCCCCCATCTGTTATTGTCCATAATTTTGTTCCCGTTAAATAAGCCCTTCCTGCTGCTCCTGCTGCTGAATATTTTGCTGTTCCAAATGATATTGTTTTACTTGATTGAACATTTACCCATCCATTATATATTGCATCTAAGTTGGTAGTAGAGAAAGTTGCAGGTGTTTTACTTGCCATAAAGTTTGTAAAATCTGTAACCTTATCCACGCTCCAAAACTCTATCTTTTGATTAAATGCAGCTGCACCATTAAACATGTTACTCATATTAGTGGCTGCTGCTGTATTCCAAGAACCTATGTTTTGATTAAATGCTGCTGCATTTTGAAACATTCCATAAAATGATACATTTGACCCTGTATTCCACGTTGATATGTCTTGATTAAATGCTGTTGCTCCACTAAACATTTGATACATATTTGTAACTGCTACTGTGTTAAGTGACAATGCTTTATTAAAGTTAGAACAGTCTCTAAACATACTTTGCATAGTTGTAACTGCTGCTGTACTTGAAAATGTTGGTGCAGTATTAAATTGACTAGCTTGAAAAAACATAAAGCTCATAGTATTTACTAGTGCTGTATTAAATGTTAATGAAGAATTAAAGCTACTGCAAAATTGAAACATACCTTGCATATTTGTAACTGATGCTGTGTTGAATGACAATGCTTGATTAAATTGGCTACATTGATAAAACATTTGATACATATTTGTAACTGCACCTGTGCTCCAAGAATTAATACCGTTTATTGTTGTAAGTGAAGTACAACTACCAAACATCTGAAAAAAATCTGTTGTACCTGTCAAGTCTAATGTTCCTACAACTGTAGTTAAAGTTAAGTTTGAACAACCTTGAAAATAAGAATTACTATTTCCTAATCTCAAAGTACCCCAATTGGTAATTGTTCTGATGTTAAGTTTACTGCCTGTATTTGCAAATCTGAAGCCTGTAGTTACACCTGTGATTGAAATAGTTTTAGTACCTGCTGTTGCGTAAGTGTGCGTTCTGTTAGCATAACTATTAGTAGATGTGCTGCTATCCCCCCAATCAATAGTACCTGAGTATGTACCTGCTGCTTCATAAGGTAAGGTAATAGTTTCTCCTGCTGTTACAGCCCACGTTGATGTGAATGCAGTATCATATGTCGGTGTAGTAAGTGTGTTAGATGTTGATGGTGTTGAGCCAAAAGCATTTGTAGCAGTAACCACACAAGTAATTGCACTTGCTGCG